ACAGTAGCTCGTGCAGCTCCAGCAGTTCGTGCAGCTCGTGCAGCTCCAGCTACAGCTCGTGCAGCTTCAGCTCGTGCAGCTCGTGCAGCTCCAGCTCGTGCAGCTCCAGCTCCAGCTCCAGCTCCAGCTCGTGCAGCTCGTAAACCTTACAAAATAGATTTACAAAAGTCACTAAAGCGAGGTCGTAAAGTTCGTGCAGTTCCAATAAAGAAAAGAGCTGCTCCAGTAAGAAGAGGTTCTCCAAGAAGACCAGTTAGATAAGTATGCTTCTTCCTGAAGATTATATAAGAAGAGCTACTTCAACTATTCCTTTTGGTTATGAGTTGTCTTTAATAGAAGGATATCTTAAACCAATAACTGAAGAACTTAGTATTTTAAGAGAGGTATCAGAATCTGTTAACGCAGGTGAAATAAGTCTTGGAATAGGTGTTGATTGGTTAGAAGCAGAAACAGGTAGAAAGCTTTCTAGGGCAGGTTTAAAAAAGCATGTAGATAAGGTATATGGAAGATCTAGAAAAAAAGTCTGAAAAATACTTGACAGATGCTCAAGGGAACTATATACTTAAGAAAGACGGAACTCCACGAAAAAAGACAGGAAGACCTAAAAATTCTGCATTATCAGATATTAAAGCTACTCTTCATGCTCAACGAAAACTAAAGAAGAAAAAGGCAAAGATAACAAAGTTACGCAGAAATTTAAAGAAAGCGGAAAAAGCGTTTAATAAAAGTAAAAAAGTTTTAACATCTAATGTTATTACTGAAGAAGAAAGTAAAGAATTACCAGATGTAATTCAAAAACATTTAGATGAAACAGGGTCTTATGTTGAGTTTATGCCCAACAAAGGTCCGCAAAAAGATTTTTTAGCTGCATCAGAAAAGGATGTACTTTATGGTGGAGCTGCAGGAGGTGGTAAAAGTTATGCAATGGTAATTGATCCATTGCGATCTTGTCATAACCCTGTACACAGAGCATTGATACTAAGAAAGTCAATGCCTGAATTAAGAGAATTGATAGATAAGTCTAGGGAACTTTATCCCAAAGCTTTTAAAGGAGCCAGGTTTCGTGAAGTTGAAAAACTATGGAACTTTCCTAGTGGAGCAAAGATAGAGTTTGGATTCTTAGAACGTGATGCAGATGTTTATCGTTATCAAGGACAAGCATATAGCTGGATAGGTTTTGATGAGATAACACATTTACCAACAGAATTTGGTTGGAACTATTTAGCATCTCGTTTAAGAACAACAGATCCTAATTTAAAAACTTATCTAAGATGCACAGCAAACCCAGGTGGTGTTGGTGCGCAATGGGTAAAGAAAAGATATATATTGCCTTTTGAGGTTAATAAAGCTTTTATAGGGCATGATGGTTTAACACGAAAATTCATCCCTGCTAGATTACAGGATAATCCTTATTTAGCAAAAGATGGTGAATATGAAAGGATGCTTAACTCGCTTCCTGCTGTACAGCGTAAACAATTATTAGATGGTAATTGGGATGTTGCAGAAGGAGCAGCGTTTGCTGAGTTTGAACCAGAAACGCATGTAATACCTCCTTTCGAGATACCATCTTGGTGGGAAAGATTTAAAGGCGTAGATTATGGTTACGCTGCAGAAAGTTGTTGCTTATGGGCGGCAGTTGATCCAGAAGACAAAACTATTATTATTTATAGAGAATTATACCAAAAAGGTCTTACAGGGAAAGCGTTAGCCGATAAAATAACACAGATGGAAGAATCTGAAGTAAGATCCATATCAGGGGTTTTAGATACTTCTGCATGGTCTAGAACAGGATATTCAGGGCCTACTATCGGAGAAATACTTGTTGGAAAAGGACATAAGTTAAGAAGAGCAGATAAAAATAGGATTGCTGGTAAAGTTCAGATACATGAGAGTTTAAGAAAGAGACTTGAAAATGGAAGGCCACGATTACAGATAGTAAGTAATTGTATTAATTTAATAAGAGAAATACAAGGTATTCCATTATCTAAAACTAATTCAGAAGATGTTGATACACATGCTTCTGATCATGCTTATGATGCTTTACGTTATATGCTAATGAGTCGACCAAGATTAGACCATCCTTACGATAGAAGATTAAGAATTAAAACTGATGCCTATTCACCATCAGACTCAGTATTTGGATATTAAATTATGGCAAAAACAACTAAAAGATTAAGATATAGTCATGGTGGTGTCCATTCACAAAGAAACTTTGAGGGTATAGATGATTTAATGGAACAAAATCGAGATGATATTTCATCTCAGATAAAGAAAGTATTCCCTAAACCTAATAGATCTTTTACAAGAAATTTAGGAAGAGGTTTTGGAATAACTATTAAACCTGGTTCAAGTGGAAAGAGTTATTACGGTATCAAATGGACTAAACCTTTTGGAAAAAAGTAGATGGCAAAAAAGACAACTACTTTTCTAGACTCAAATCATCTCTATGAAGATGTAGAAGGCGAAACAGGTAAAACACTAAAATTAGAGGCAGATCAGCAGTCTAATTTAGTAGGTTTAATTAAAGCTAGATATATTCAAGCAGAAGATAAAAGAGATCTAGACGAAAGAAGATGGTTAAGATCTTATGAAAACTATCGTGGCTTTTATAGTAAATCAGTTAAGTTTAGAGCTTCTGAAAAATCTAGAGTCTTTGTAAAAATAACTAAAACAAAAGTTCTTGCTGCCTTTGGGCAATTAGTAGATGTAATATTTGGAACAGGTAAATTTCCTATTGGAGTTACAGAAACTGGAATACCTGAAGGAGAACTTGGTTCTGCTCATTTAGATATAAATAATCCAACTCCTGATATAGAAACTTCAATACCTGGTACAGAAGGTTCAGAACCTGATAATTTAGGTAATCGTTTAGAAGATGAGCCACAGGAAAATATTTATGATGTTGGATATGAAGGAGATGGCAGAACACTAAAGCCTGGAGCTACTTTTGCTAAAGGTCTTTTTACTGATTCTATAGAAGATCAAGCAGAAGGCATGCTTGTTGAAGGAAGTAGTCCTAATCCTGAAGTACTAGAAATAAATCCTGCACAAAAAGCAGCAAGACGAATGGAAAAACTAATCCATGACCAGATTGAAGAATCTAACGGTTCGTCTGAAATAAGAAATGCTTTACTTGAAGCAGCTTTATTAGGTACAGGTATTGTAAAAGGACCTTTTAATTTTAATAAAAAATTACATAAATGGGAGACTAGTGAAGAAGGAGAAAGAGAATATAATCCTTTAGAAGTTAGAGTACCTAGAATAGAGTTTGTAAGTTGTTGGGATTTTTATCCAGATCCTGCAGCAACCAATATGGAAGAGTGTGAATATGTAATACACCGTCATAAAATGAATCGAAGCCAGTTTAGACAACTACGGAATATGCCTTATTTCGATGAAGAAGCTATTCGAGGATGTTTAAAAATGGGGCCGAATTATGAAGAAAAGGATTTTGAAAGCCAATTAAAAGATGATTCTAGAGGAAACGAAGAATATCAAGGAAATTATGAAGTCTTTGAATATTGGGGAATTATGGATGCTCAGTATGCTAGAGAAGTTGGTATTGACTTACCTAAGAATATAGATGACTTAGATGAAGTACAAATTAATGCTTGGATAACGGGTGATAAATTATTAAGAGCTGTTATTAATCCTTTTACTCCTTTCCGTATTCCTTATCATTCTTTCCCGTATGAAAGAAATCCTTATAATTTCTTTGGTATTGGAGTAGCAGAGAATATGGATGATAGCCAACAAATTATGAATGGTCATGCAAGAATGGCAATTGATAATTTAGCACTTGCAGGTTCATTAGTATTTGATGTAGATGAGTCAGCACTTGTTGGTGGTCAATCTATGGAAGTATATCCAGGTAAAATATTTCGCAGACAAGCAGGAATGCCAGGACAAGCTATACATGGATTAAAATTTCCTAATACATCAAATGAAAATATGATGATGTTTGATAAGTTTAGACAACTTGCAGATGAACAAACAGGAATACCTAGTTATAGTCACGGACAAACAGGTGTTCAAAGTATGACCAGAACAGCTTCCGGTATGTCAATGTTATTAGGGGCAGCTAGTTTAAATATTAAAACAGTTGTTAAAAATCTTGATGATTTCTTATTAAAACCATTAGGAGAAGCTTACTTTCAATGGAACATGCAGTTTTTTGAAGGTGCTATGGATGTTAAAGGTGATTTAGAAGTTAAAGCTGCTGGAACAAATAGTTTAATGCAAAAAGAAGTACGAAGTCAACGATTAACTATGTTCCTTCAAACAGCACAAAGTCCGGCTGTTGCTCCTTTTGTTAAAATTTCTAAACTTATAAGTGAACTGGCCTATAGTTTAGATTTAGATCCTGAAGAAATACTAAACGATCCTGAAGAAGCAGCTATAATGGCACAAATAATAGG